TCGACTTCGGCCTCGGTCAGCGGCTTTCGGGAAGTGAGCATGCCGTGGCCGTTGAGGTACTCAACACGCCAGCGGGGCGCCTCACGTCGGGCGCGGCGTGCGAGGACGAGCGCGGTGATGGCCACGATGGCTGCGGTCCATCCGATGGCGCACGCGATGATCTGGCCGGTCGTCACGAGGGCTGCTCCTGTCCGTCGAGCGCGCGCACCGTGTCGCACGGGTGCGGCACCGCGTAGGTGGGGTAGTCGCGGGCCGAGCAGTACTCGCACTCGCCCGTGTTCTCGTTCCGGCGGTGCAGCGCGCGCACGCGGTCGATCGCAGCCTTGTCGGGCTCGGTCGCTTGGGTCGCTGCGGGGCCGGGCGACACGGGCGCCGTCTTCTGCCTGGTCGCGCAGAGCAGGCAGTGCTCGGGCCCGCGTTTCATCGCGTCCCGCAGCCAACCCGCCCACGTCCGCGCACCCGTGGTGGCTTCCATGTCGGTGACGACGTCGCGGACTTCGTTGAGGGCCATCACGGCGTGCCGGCCGTCGTGGATGCGTTCCTCGTGCAAGTTCATCGTGCAGGCCCACACACGCTCGGCCGCGTCGATGAGCCTGCCGACGACTTCGAGGCGCTTCTCCGCTGTGGCTTGGTTGAACTGGTGGATCCACTGCCCGGGGGTGGGCACGGTGAGCGGGTCGTAGCCGTCTTCCTCACCTGCTCGGAGCCGGTCGATCTCGTCGTACAGGGCGTCGAGTGCGTCGTCGTTGATCGTGTCGGCGGTGTAGCGGTCGTTCATGCACTGTCCCTGAGGTCGTCGTCGTACCGGGCGAGGAGCTGCTGCTCGGCGAGGCTGAGGCTCGTGCGGGCGGCCGGGGGGCGGGTGCAGTCGTGCCCGTGAACCGCGCCATCCGAGGACAGCCAGAAGGAGCAGCACGGGCGGGGCGGTTCGATGACGACCTCACCGCGGGCGAGGCGTTCCAGCCGGACAGCAACAGCCCGCTCTCGGACGCGCCGACGGTGGCGTTCCCTGGACGCGCCCTCGGCGAGGAACGCGGCGACGAACCAGAACATGGCGGTCTCCCACCACATGCGGTGGCTGGCGGTTGCGGTGCCGGCGGCGGTGAGTGTGATGGCACCCGTGCCGAGGGCGAGTTCGAGTCTGGTCACGGCTGCCTCCGTGCATGGGTGCGGATCGAGTTGGTGAGGGCGCGCCCGCCCCGCCGGATGGCGAGGAGGGCGGCGCTGATGAACGGGGCGCAGATGATGCCGACGCCGATGGCGCGGGCAATCACGCTGCCTCCCGGTAGGTGTGTGTCTCTGTGTGCTCGCTGTGGCGCCTGGCGCGGGTGTGTGCGTGGATTCGGGCGCGGAGCCGCCCACGGGCCCACGACGGGCCGCGCAGCACGCGCCGTGCCGCCTTCCAGCCCTGCGCGACAGCGAGCATCGTCGTGAACAGGACGACGGTTACGACGAACGCGGCCGCCATGATCCACGCGACGATGGCCCAGCCGATGGTGTACGCGGTGTCGATGGCCTCAGCGATCACTGGGTGGGCTCCTCGTCGGTGGCGTGGCGCTTGGCTGCCCACTCGGGGTCGAACACCGGTGCTGGACTGCGCGGGGGCGGCGGGTCGTTGCGGTGCTGCCACGCATGCCAGCCCTTGACGGGATGGGCAATGAGCCAGCCGATGTTCTCGGCGGACAGCACGATGAACATCGCCCAGTAGCGGACGCTGGGTCGGGCGGGGCGTGTGCCGACGGACTGCCAGGCGGCCCACTGGGAGGCGCGGTGGCCGAGCCGGGCCCGGCCGAGGGCGTATCCCACGGCTAGGACGGCGGCGGCGAGCAGCAAAGCCATGGTCAGGCCTCCTTGCCGGGCTGGGACACGACGGCGGGCCACTCGCCGAGTTCCTTCTGCATGACCCGGGCCTGTCGCAGGATGGCCAGCGTCTGCAGTCGATTCCCCCATTGGCGCTGCTGCCTCTGTGCCCGCCGGATCTGAACGTCGATCGATTCGACGCTGGCGTGCTCGAAGAACTCGGGCCGTAGACGGTCGATGCGTGCTGGGTCCTCAGCCTGCGTCTCGGGCTGCTGCGCCCCGACGGCGGGCAGCGTCTCGGCCTGCTGACGTGCCGAGCGCAGCGCTGCGATGACCTCGTCCACGCGTTCCGGCCGGACATACACGGTTGCCACCTGGTCTCCCTGGTGCTGGTCGGCGGCCACGTACACGACGGGGGCCTCGCCGTCGTAGGTGCTGGCCATGACGGCGCCGATGTCGAGCTGGTCGCCGTCGTCATCGACGTGGATGTACGGGAGCTGCGTCGCGTCCTGCTGCGCCTCGTCGGCCCTGTGGCGCAGTCCCATCACGACGTCCCGGACCGCGGTGCAGTACCGCGGGTCGCGGTCGGGATCGAGCGACTGCTGCATCACGCTCTCGTAGAACGCGGCGGCCTCGCGTAGCGCGGCGGGTCCCGCCTCCCGGTCGGCGGGCGCAGACGGCACAGCGGCAGCTCGGGAAGCGTCGTAGGCGGCGAGCAGCTGCTCGGCCTCATCCCACGGCATGCCGTGCGCTTCGGGGACGGGATGCCAGCCGGGCGAGGACAGGGCGGACAGGACAGCGATGCGGGGGTCGGTCATGGTGTGGCTCCTTGATCGTGCGAGAGGATGTCCGGGCCGGCCGCCCCCTGGTTGCGACAGGGGGCGGCCGGTGCTGCGGTCAGGTGAAGCAGTAGCCGGAGTCACAGGCACCGTCGGCCTCGTCGAACATCGGCAGCAGGTCGACGCCCTCGGGGATCGCCTGGCGCAGCGGCCGGCCGAGCCCGGTGAGATACGCCGGGTCCTTGCCGAGACGGGTCCGCCGTTCGACAAGCTGGTCCTCCAGGGCACAGGCATGCTCGAACAGCTCGGGCTGGGTGCGGCGCAGTTCGTGCCACTCGGTCGGCCGCTTCATCGGGCAGAACCAGCACGCACTTTTAGGCGGGACGGGCAGCCCTGCGGCGGTGATGACGCGCTGGCAGTCGGTGCGCCGCAACCCGAGTTCGAGCAGCGGGTACGTGACGCTCTCGTGCGGGATGCGGCTCCGGTTGTTCGCCCGGTGGATCTCGTCGAGGCTGATCCCGATCCCGACGGTCGCCGGCCGCTCCTCGGTGGCGCCACGCCGGGCCAGCTCGTCAGCAATGACCTTGATCTTGTAGCGGTCGGTGCACTGGCGGGTGCCAGGACCGGCCCCGGCCATACGGACCGGGATAGGGATGCTCTTCGAGTCCGGCCGTTCCAGGTCGGCAAGGAGCGTGCGCGTCTCACCGCGGCGCGGCCCGGCTCGACCGACACGGCTGAGCTCGGCGAGCTCGATGCCGTGGCTGGCGGCGAACGGGCGGGCGTATTCCTCGACGTAGCGCAGGGTCTCCGGCTGCTCGCTGTCCTTGCCGACGTTGGCGAACAGGAACAGCGGGTAGTCGATGCGGCCTTGGCTGGCGAGGACGAGGCAGGCGACGGATTGTTGGCCGCCGCCGAAGCTGAAGGCGCGGATGGTGTCGGGCGGTCGGTCGGTCACGGGTGCTGCTCCTGACTGGTTGTTCAGTATGGGCGGTGGTGTTACTGACCGGTTGTTCAGTAGTGGACGGGGCCTGGTGGCGGGCTGGTGGGCGGTGTGTGGGGGGTTGCGTGTGCGCGGTCAGGCGGTGAGTGCGTCGGCGACGGTCCGGCCCCGGTAGGTGAGCCGCGGCGCCAGCTCCTTGGCCAGCCGCAGCGCGGTGTCGTGGTCGAAGCGGTGGGCGTCCAGCCACGCGTCCTCGGCCTTCTCGTCGCTGCCGTCCTCGGCCCAGTCCGGCTCGTAGGACCACGTCCCGTCGGTGCCGTACTGCCGGATGCCGTGCTCGATGGCGTACCGGCCGCGGCCTCGGTAGCGGATCTGGATGGTGAACGTCCACCGGTCGTCGTGGCCTTCGGGCAGGCAGCTGACGGCGTAGCGGGTCGGGAGGACGGTGGGCTCGGGGACGTCGGGCTTCACGTGGGCGAGGCCTTCGCGGATCTCTCGCATGGTCGTGGCGGGGCGGTGGTTGGTCATGGGGTGTGTCCTGTCGTGTGGGTGGGGTGCGGTCAGGCTGCGGCGGGCTGTTCGCGGATGTCGGGGGTGATGGTGTAGCCGCTGCTGATCAGGTACTGGGCCACGCGCCGGGTGCTGGCGTCGTGGTCTTCGTCGAGGAGGTGGGCGTCTTGGAGGGCGGCGCGGATGACGGTGAGGGCGGCGTCGGTGATGTCGGGCACGGGTCCTCCTGTGTGGTCCATGCGGTGATGCGGGCGTCGTGGCTGGGGATGGGGAGTCGGCGGCCGCGGGGGGTGGTGCAGCGGTTGCTGGGGGCTGCGTTGCACCAGGGGCAGCGGATGGCGTGCTCGGGGGCTCGGGTCACCCAGCTGCGTCGGGTACGGGTGGCAGGTCGAGACAGTCGGCGTCTGCCGGTCGCCATCCCGCGTCGAGCAGGCGGGCGACAATTCGGCGGGCGGTTTCCTCAGGGGTGGCGTCGCCGTATCCGGGAAAGGACCGGGGGTCTTTGGCGCGCTGCTCGCGGATGGTGAAGACCGCGTGGAGGCAGGCAGTGACCCATCCCTCAGCGATCTCCAGGCCGTTCTTGCCGTTCTCGTAGTCGAGCCGGGCGAGTTCGCATTCGACGTTGGCCATGCGGGGGTCGTCGGCGTTCACGAGACGCTCCTGAGTCCGCGGCGGAGGTCGGGGCCGGCCATCGCGACAACGTGGGTGTCCTGGGAGAGGCGAGACGCGATGCGTTCGCCGAGGGCGCTGGTGATGTCTCGGCCGTCGGGCGATGTGGCGGGGAGGTTGCTGGTGTAGATCGACGGGAGGCAGGCGTTGTACCGCTCGTTGATGAGCCGGTAGGTGACCTCCTCGGTCCATTCGCTGGACTTCGCGGAGCCGAGGTCGTCCAGGAGGAGCAGCGGGATGCGGGCGAGTCGTTCGAGTTCGGCTTCTGTTCCGCGCTCGGATCCTTTGGGGCGGAGCAGTCCGTACATGTCGGCGGCCGTGGTCGCGATGATCTCGTAGCGGTGGGGTCCGGCTTCGGCGATGCGTCGGAGGGCGCCGTATGCCTGGTGGGTTTTGCCGGTGCCGGTGGTTCCGGTGAGGAGGAGGGATCCGGCGGTCTCGGGGTTGGTGCCGACGTTGTCGGCCCACTGCTGGATGTCGGGGTGGGTGGTGGTGGCTTGGCGGTAGCGGGGCGGTGTGGCTGTGGTCCAGCGGCCGAGGGCCCATTCGGCGCGGCGGGCGCGGTGGTATTCGGGGTGGCCGGGCTCGTCGGGGGTGGGTTCGTCTTCGACGGGGCCGGCCTGGATCTGCGGGTGGCGCTCGGCGATTCCGGCCATGAGGTTGGCGAGTGCGGAGGGGCGGTGTTCTGTGAGGTTCTCGGGTTCGGTCATGGTCAGAATCCGTTCTCGTAGACGGAGTGGTCGGTGGGGTTGGTGTAGGGCTGCCAGTCGCCGGACACGGAGCGGAGCGATGGTCGTGCGGCGCGCTCGGACGCGTACTTCGCGGAGCGGCGAATCCACTTTTGCCATTCGTCGGGCCAGGAGTGGCGGCGGCTGCCCTCGGCGCGGTGGTGGCTGATGAACTGCTGGGTCTCGTGCTCGATGTCGAGGCTGGGGAAGGTGGCGCCTGCCCAGCGGCGCATGGTGTCGGTGATGCGGAAGTCGGCTTCGTCGAGGGGGAGGCGGCCGTCAGGCCGGGGCCTCTGTGGCTGCGGTGCGCTGGTGTTGTGTGCGGTGCGCGGCTCTCTCTTCTGCGTTCCTTCTGTTGTCTCTGCGTTAACTGCGTTATGGGGTCCGGATTTCGGACCGGTAGGGGTCCGGTTTTCGGACCGGGGGGGTCCGGATTCCGTACCCCGGGGGGTCCGGTTTTCGGACCGGTCCGAATTCCGAGGGGGTCCGGATTTCGGACCCCCTTCGCGGCGGTGACCGACGGCTTTGGGGAGGGTGTAGCGGGTCTCGCCGCGGGGGCCGGTGACGCCTTCGACGATGCCGAGTTCGCCGGACTCGACGAGGCGGTCGACGGCGACGATGACGGAGGACCGTGCGGCGTTGGCGCGCTGGATGAGCATGGTGGTGCCCGCGTACGCAGAGCAGTCGGCGCCGGACGCCTTATCGGCGATGGCGAGCAGCACCAGGCGGGCGGTGCTCTTGGCCTGGGAGTGGTTCCAGACCCAGTCCTGCGCGTCGAGGCTCAACGGTCCTTCTCTCGGTTGTGCTGATCAGGGCATGTCGAAGGAACCCCCAGTTCAGGGCGGCTTTCGATCTACCCTGCAATGAGAATACCGTTCGCATACGCCATTCGCGACCGCATACCGCGATCGCGTAGCGGAACTGTGACCGCGCATGGCAACATGGCCCGTATGACCGATGCCGAGACTCAGATCAGGGCCGTTGCGAAGAAGCGCGCACGGGCCGAGGAGGCCTTCAAGCGCGCCGACGGAGAGCTGCGCGAGCTGTTCGTGCAGTGGCGCGCCGAGGGTGTCGGTCCGTCGGACATGGCGCGCTGGTCTGGCATGACGCGCGAGTGGGTCGCGCGGATTGCGCCGGCCCCGAAGCTGAGCCGCGACATCAACGCCGCGCGGAACATCGCCGAGTCCTGACACCGTCTCCTCCTCTCTGCCCCGGGGCCCCGCACCGTGCTGGTGCGGGGCTTTCTGCTGTGGGTCCCGGGGCCCGCTCTGGGGGAAGAGCGGGCCCCGGGAATGGCGGCCGTGGGGGGCCGGCCGCCGGGCGGGTGGCTAGCGGACGTACTCGTCCTGGCGCTCCTGCTCGCGGCGCCGCTTGTACTCCTTCAGCTCGCCCTCGGTGGGCTTGTCCGCCATCAGGTCGGCGAGCGACGCATCCGGGCGCATCGGGCCTTGGCCGACCTCGTCGAACGTGCCGTCGATCTGCCGGCCGCGGTACATCGCACGGCGGGCCTCGATCAGCGACTTGGCGTCCTCGTCGGTGCGGGCGACCTCGCAGCCGGTGACGCGGACCTTGACCTGTGCGGGCTTGTCCTCGTCCTCGGCGTGGCCGGTGTAGGACTTCGAGGTGAGTTCGACGATGGCGTAGACGACGGTGCCGGGCTTCTCGAAGAGGCCGCGTCGCTGCTCGCGGGTCATGGAGGCTTCGACGGCTGCGGCGGCCGCGTCGAGCTTGACCTCGGGGACGTCGGCGGGGCTGAGCTTGGGCATTTACAGGGTTCCGTTCTGGTAGATGTCGACGGCTTCTGCGGCTTGTTGGGCGAGGGCGGTCTCGGCGCACGTCTTGTGTGCCGGGGACCGTTTGCTGTCGCGGAGGTTGGTGTCGTTGCCGCAGTAGCGGCAGGGTTTGGCGGTCCAGGACCAGTGCGAGGAGTCGGTCCAGTCGAGGAGTCCGCCCGGGACTGACGGCGGGGCGCGGCGCCGCTTTCGGCCGGTCATGCGGCGGCCTTGCTGCGGCGGCCCGGTGCCTGAATGCCCGCACCGCGTCCGGTGTCCTTGCGGCTGCGGCCGTGCTTGGCGCGCCGTTCCCACTCGGTGAGGCCGCCCCACGTGCCGCGGTCTTCCTGATTGCGGTACGCGTACTCCAGGCAGCGTTGGATGACGGGGCAGGTCCAGCAGACCTTCCGGGCTTCGGCGATGGCCTTTTTGTCGGAGCGGTCGGGGAAGAACAGCTCCTTGTCGACGTCGTCCTTGCGGCAGAGCGCGTCGTCCTGCCACACGGGGTCACGGCGCTTGGTGTTGGGAACGGCCCCGGTGTAGTGGCTCATGCCGCCACCGTCCCGTGGAGGACGGCCCGCAGCCGGGCCCCGATCCAGGTACCGACCTTCGGGGAGACTGCGTTGCCGAACCCGTCGACCTGGTCACGGGCGGAGCCCCAGACGGTGAAGGAGCCGCGGTAGTCGTTGAAGTCGACGTCGAAGCCGCAGCCACGGCCGATCTCGTGCGCCGCCATCATCCGGTAGAAGCAGTCCTCAAGCGGCAGTTCGGCGAGCGACGCCTGCCACTGGGCCATGAGCAGCGCGGTCGTGTCACGTGAGGTGAGAGTGCCGAGCGGGTCCGTGACCGGGTGAGGCGCGGTCTCGTTCCCACTGGGGCCGTTCTGCTTGTACCAGCCGGCGGCCGTCAGCACCGCCGGGATCTGCTCCGAGGTGAAGGTGGGCATCGCCTCGCTGTGCAGCGTGGGCAGCGTGTTCTTCCGGTACGGGATGACACCGGAGGACAGCACGGCGAGGGTCTCCGACCCGACCTGGGTGGGCAGCGGCTCCCCGGCGCCGCGCGCGGCACCCTGGAAGTTGTCCACCGCGAGCGCCATCGCCGGTGCGGCCAGTCCGTCAGCGGCGTCCTGGGCCCACAGCGGCTGGACGACCGGCCCGGTCGACAGGATCGCGGTCTCCTGCTGGCTGGTCTGCGTCGCCATCGGCTGCAGCAGGAGCCGCTCCGAGCCGTGCACGCCCTTCGCCGGCATGAGGATCGCCGGGAAGTCGGCGAAGCGGCGGCGGCACCGTTCCGCTCGCGCCATCGACGACCGCGCGAGCGGCCCGACGAAGCCGTCCTTGAACGTCTTGACCGGCTTGTCGCCGATGCGCCTGCCGAGATCGGTGAGGTCGAGCGCGGCCAGCGACGGCGTCATCGGCGGGACGACGGGGCGGCGGCAGGACGGGCACCGGTACTCGTACTGCTTGCCGTACATCACCGTGCCGGTCGGAGTGATGCCGGTCTTCCACGTCCACACCGCCTCGACGTCCTTGTCGCAGCGCCCGCAGTGCGACACGGGCCGGTGCTCCAGGTCGGGCATCGGCAGGGACTTGTCGACGAACACCCAGTAGCCGCGGTCCCGGGACTGCGGGACCCCGAAGAACTGGCTGTTGAGGTACAGGACCTTGTGCCGGTAGCCGAGCAGATCGAACTGGTTGAGCCACCACCGGTAGGTGCTGCCGTCCCCGACCTTGGCCTTGCCCTGGACCGCGGGCCCCCATGAGGTGAGCTGGGTGGTGCACTCGACGAGGATGAGTCGCGGGTGGTGCTTGGCGGCGTACTGCAGGACGCAGTTCGCGGTCGCTCGGTCCCGCTCGGACCTGGTGACGCGCGCCTCGTAGTCGGGGTCCTCCAGCTCGAACAGGGACTGGCCCTGCTCGTACGCCTTGATCGTGTTGGCGAGTGAGTGGTTGACGCAGCTCACTCCTGCGGCCAAGAGGTCAGCCGAGGGAAGGTCGCGGGCGGAGTGGTAGTCGGCGGCGTCAGGGTCGACCAGGTCGGCAATCCAGTGCTCGGCGTCGGGGTGATTCCGCTCGTGGACCTGGACTTTGTACTCGTTGTGGTTCGCGGCCATGATCGTGGTGAATCCGGCGTCCTCGATGCCCTTGGTGAGCCCGCCGAAGCCGCTGAAGAGGTCGACGGCGACGTATTCGTCGTGGCGGAAGCGTCGGCGCCTGACGGCCGGCCTGTGCGTGGCGGTCCGAATCTTCTTGATCATCGCGCCACCGCCACGGTGGTCGTCGGCCAGGCCACGCCCTTCAGCGCCCGGGAGTGGGTCTCCGGGACCTCGGCCAGCGGGTAGCCGAGCCAGTCCATGCCCATCGCCATCAGTACGTAGGCGTCGGCCTCGTCGTAGCGGGCCGTACCACTGAAGTCCTGCTGGTAGCGGAGGGACGCCTCGTCACGGACCTTGCCCTTGACCTGCTTCGGGGTGAGCTTCCTCCCCTCCTCGTCCTTCCAGCGGGCGCGCCCCGTGGCGTAGATGGTGCGCGAGTCGGGGGTGACGACGGCGAAGGGGATACCGCGGCACCAGAGGTCGCAGCGGATCATCCATCGGGCGGCGGACATCTCGTCGTGGCCGACCTGCTTGGCCATGGAGTAGGCGGCGCCCTCGATGAGGACGAAGTCGGCGTTGCGGTAGAAGGTGGCTGCGGTCTCGACGATGTGGGTGAGGCGCTGTTCCCCGCGGCGGTCGCCGGTGCGGAAGTGGTCGGCCCATCCGGGGCCGGCCACGCCGGAGGTGATGAGGGCGATGTCGAGGCCGACGACGAGGGGCCGGGTCTCGAGCACGGGCGGTGCCGGGAGGGCCGGGGTGGTGGTGTCGAAGAGGGTAGGCGCGGTGGTCACTTGGGTCCCTCCGTGGAGAAGTGGCCGCAGGAGCGGCAGATCAGTTCGTTCGTCACCCGGGTCCGCGCATGAGCCGTGTCGCGGCCCTCGGCCCGGCAGCGCACCGTCACCTGCACGAGGGCTTCCATCGGCCGGAGCAGCGGGGCGCGGTGCCGGCCGCGGACGGTCGCAGGCCACACCCGGGCCACGGCGGTGAGTCCGGCGAGGCTGACCATGAGCGCGCACGCTCCGATGGCGATCTGCTCGGTCATGACGCGCTCCCCTCGCGGAGGTCGCGGAGTTCCCGGGCCTGCGCCTCGTTCGAGGACTGCAAGGTGAGGCATTGCTGGTCCAGCGATGCCAGGGCCCGGCGTGCGAGGTGCAGTTGCCGGCGCATCTCCGCATCGCCCTGAACGGGCCGGGGCTGCGGGAGCGGGGTGTCCGGGGTGTGGTCGCGGAGCCGGGTGATCTCGGCGGCCTGGCGGGTGATGGTCGACAGGCGTTCCGCGGCGAGCTTTACCGCGTCATCGCGTTCTTCGACGATCTGCTGGTAGCGGGCGCGGAGTGCGGCGTACCGGGGGCGGGCAACGAACATCAGCCCTCACCCCCGCCGACGGGGCGCAGCGGCCACGAGCCGTCGATGACGGCCTTCGGGTCGTGCTTCGCACCCGACTTGGCCGGGTCCCGCAGCCAAGACTGGTACGACGCCGCGTCGTCTCGCGCCCACACCACCTGGCGGCGGTGCAGCTCCTCGACATCCACGAACGCGAGATCGTTGAACCGGTCGTACGGGCCACGCCTGTTGCGCAGCTGCTGCACCCAGTCCGGCCGGTCCTCGGGTCGGATGTGCGCAATCGCGCCGATCTTGTATGCGGCCCGCGCGGACTGAAGGGCGTCGTATGCGGCGCCGTGCGCGGCTTCCTCATCCCAGGCCAGGCCGTACACCCCCGCCGTGGTCCGCATCTGGTACGGGCCCTGCGTCTCCGACACCCGCCGCCGGTACGGAGCGGCGTGCTTGTCGAGGACCAGCGTGTCCAGGACCCGCGTCAACGGCTGGCGGCAGATCCCTTCCAGCGAGTCGCCGAGGTGGCGCAGGCACTCATGGTTGAGGAGGTTGAGGTCGTAGCTGCCGAGATTGTGGCCGACGAGCGGGACGCCGCTGGCGACGACCTCGGCCACGGATTTGGCGATCTCGCCGATGGCCTGCTCGGCGGGCGCGCCGTGCTCGGCGAGGTACTCATCGGTGAGCCCGTGCACGGCGATCGCGCCGGGCTCCTGCGCAATGCCCGGGTTGATGGTCCACGCGCTCATGTCGGTGTTCAGGCCGCCGCCGACGAGGAGGAGGGCGCAGGACACGATGCGCGCGGTCTCGGGGTCCTTGTCGCTGCTCTCGAAGTCGAGGGCGGCCATGCGCTGGAGGTGCCAGGGGGTCACTGATTCCCCCCTGCGGCGCGCTCCTTGCCGATGCGGACGACCATCGCGCCGATCTGCTCCTCGTCGCCGACCTCGTTCGTGACCAGCGCACCCAACTGGCGGGTACTGCCGAGCTCGTGGTGGATCTGGCGCAGCCGCCCGGCGCTCGTCTGCGGGTTGCAGATCTCATCGAGGTAGGTGGCCGCCGGCCGGATCGGGTTCTCGCCCCGCTCGACGTGCACGCTGTCCGGGTCCTTGTCGTGCGTCGGCGTCAGGCCGCCCGTCAGGAGCAGCACCCGCAGCGCCACGGACTGTGCCTTCGCGGTGCCCTTGTCCGCCGAGTCGAGGGCCTCGCCCCGCGTCTTCAGCAGGACGGGCAGGGTGTCGCCCTTCGGGCCCATGACCATCCACGAGACGGTCACGGTGCACTCGCGCATCTTGTTGCCCTTGGACGTGGTGGTGTCCCGGTGCTCCGCGTCGATGTCGACGGGGAAGATGTTGATGCCGTGCTTCAACGTGACGGGGCCGAAGGTGTTGACCACCGTGTCGATACCGCGGAAGTTGAAGCGCGTGCCGCCGCCGTTGTACTGCTCCGACTTGGAGATGGCGCGGACTTCCTTGCGGACGCGGAGCCACGCGATGTGGACCGGGACCATCTCGGGGTCGTCGTCGCCCGGCTCGTACCCGGCCATCGGGTCGGGCGCGGGGAACTGGTCGCCGAACTCGGGCGGGAGCTGCAAGTCGTCCTGCTGCTCGGCGGTCAGGGTGCGGCCGGCTGCCGCGGCTGCGTTCTCTCGCAGGCCCATCAGGAGTCCCCCTTGTACGGCTTGGCGATGTCGATGCGTTCGGTCGGGTTGGGGGCCACGCACGCGGCGTAGGCGTCGGGGTAGCGCTCGGCCATGAGCTCGAAGTCGACCTTCGGGGCGGCGTTGCTGGGCTCCAGGGAGTAGGCGCGCTCGCCGCCGATCAGGGCGGACTGCGCGCTGCCGAGGGCGGCGATCATGCGGGCCTTCGCTGCGGCCTTTGCCTTCTTCGCGGCGGACTCGGCGCGTTGGTGGGTGCCGTAGTCGAGGAGCGCGTCGAGGGCGTCGTCATGCCGGTCGACGTCCACCGCGCCGGAGCGGGTGGGGTGGAGGCGGCGGAACAGGCGGGTCAGCGCGTCGCCGTCGCCGGTCGGCGCGGGCGGCACTTCGGCCTGCACGTGCTCGTTCCAGAAGTAGTCGACCGCGGTGGTGATGTCGGCCATCACATCGGCGTACTGGTCGGCGCGGATGGTGCCCTGGTGGTAGTCGTTGCCGCCGATGAGCACCGCGTAGTGCATGTGCTCGTAGCCGTTGACGATGATCTGCCACAGCACCTGGGCGGTGACGTCGTCGGGGGCTCCGGCGTGCCATTGTGCGGACTTGAACGCGGAACGGGTTTTGATCTCCAGTGCGCACGGGGCCTGCTCGTCGGAGTCGAGCGGGCATTCGGTGACGCGCCGGTCGAGGGTGGTCATCCAGTGCGGGTGGTCTTGGTGGGCGACGAGCCCGACGCGGCGGATCACCGATCGGTTCTGCATGGCCCAGCGATCGGCGACGTTGGCCTCGTTGACGGTGCCCCAGTAGGCGGCTTCGCCTGCGTCGTCGACGTCGTGGCCGGTCTTGTCGTAGTAGACCTTCAGCGGCGGGGTGTAGTCGACGAGGCCGAGGATCGCGGGTACGTCGGATGAGCCGATGCCGGAGCGGCGGGCGGTGAGCCAGTCGGCGCGGTCGGCGTCGGCGGGGAGGATGAGTCGGCCGGTAGGTGTCACCCGGCGGCCGGCGGCCGGGCTGGTGGGCCCGGCCGGGGCAGCAGTCGTCATCAGCCCGCCACCTCCGTCATGACGTGGCGCTCCCACTTGCCGCCGAACACGTCGTCGCGGAACTTGTCGGGCGTGACCATGCCGAGCGCCTTGCCGCACTGGCAGTTGCCGTAGAACTCGCAGTCGCCGTATTCGATGATCAGGGCGTGGCCGCCGTCGAGGGTGGTGGGGAACTCGGGGTCGCCGAGTCCGGTGGGGGTTTGGGGTTCCTTGTCGGCCCGCTCCAGCAGGCTGCCAGCCTCGCGGTGCTTGTATCCGGCGCGCTGGAGGGCGTCGAGGATGTCGGTGCGGGCGCTCACGGGCGGCCTTCCTTCCGGGCTTTGAGCGTGTAGTACTGGCGGCCCGGCTCCTCGTGCCGGAGCAGGTGGCCCCAGGCCGCGAGGTCGCGGAGATCACCGCGGGCGACGGCGCGGCACTGCGTGTTCGGCAGGTGGTCGAGGTCGCGGATGTGGTCGCGGTAGAACCGGAAGGCGGTGACGGTGGTCCAGCGGCCGCGTGCGGTGCGGATTGCGTCGAGGAGTTGAGCGACGCGACCCGTGGGCCCGGCGGGAGTGGCCGTCGCCGCCGGAGCGGTGGCCTTCTCCTCGGCGTCCGCGTTGAGCAGCGCCACCAGGTACGCGGCCAGCACCGGGGAGTACGTCTCGAACTGCGGCCACGGGCAGCAGTCGTAGACACCCTCCTCGTCGCGGGTGGGTCCGCCCGGGTAGTCGTCGATCATGTGGAGTGCGTCGCTGTTGTCGCCGGTGCAGGTGAGGGCGACTCCGGAGGGTGATTCGCTGTCGGTGTGGATGATTCGCCACCGGGGGCGGTCTCCGGTGTCGTGGGCGATAAGCGGGGCGACTGCGGCGCGGGCCTTCGCGAGGTTGTCGCTCATGCGGCACCGTCCTCGGTGACCTCGGCCCAGCCGCCGTGCTCCCAGTCGTCCGGGTCGAGCGCCTCGACCGACGGCAGTCCGGTCTTGCTCGTGTACCAGCCGATCGCGCGGGCCTCTCCTGTGCGCGGGTGGCTGGTCACGGCGAGGCAGTGGAATTGCCACCGGTCTGCGGCGTAGGTGCGGTCGACCTCGAAGAACTTGGGATCGGGCAGCATCAGCCGGTTGTCCGGGCGGACCGCACCCCGGGCGATCTTCGAAGCCAGTACGGCGGTTGTGTCGGCTTGCGTCCGACCCAGCTTGTTCCTGGTGGCGCGGTACTCGCGGGCTTTCTTGACGAGCCACGTGGTGGCCTCGGCGAGGACCTCGGCGCGGTGTGCGTCGACGAGCTGCTCGGCGTGGGCGACGTCGTGGAGGGTGGCGATTCCGCCCATGCTGTCCTCGGACAGCGCGGCGATGATCTGACGGCGGGCACTCATGCCGACCGCCGATCCGACTGCTCCGGAAGCGGGCTCTTCGCGAGGTGCACCGACGGGCCCTTCGACCCGAACCGGAACAACACCCGAGCCACCTCGGACAGTTCGGCCAGCAGACGACGGACATCCGACATCCGGACCTCGACCTGCGCGGTGTCCATCGACGCGACGTCCTCGACCTGCTCGATCGCCGCGTCCAACTCGCCCTCGCGGGCCACCCCGGTGACGACTGCGGCCAGCTCGTCGAGCGCGGCGATCACGTCGGCGCGGGTGTCCTCGTCACCCCATCCGGCGACGAGCTGCACGAGGTCATCGGTGCGGATCTGGTCGACGCGGAGGACGCCGTGGAGGTGGTTGGCGCCGAGGCTGAATGAGAGGCCGGGCTTTGAGGAGTGGTTCATCAGGCACCGTCCACGTGGATCTCGGGCTTGCCGGTGCTGTCGTCGACCATGAGCTCCCACTCGCCTTCGATGTTCAGCGACTGGTTGCGGTCCGACGCGCACTGGTGGCAGAGGGTCGGGGTGTCGGCCGACAGCGCGGCGGCTTCGAGCTGCTCCGGAGTTGCGTCCTCGGGAGCCTCGAACTCGACGACGCACGAGGCGGTCTGGGTCATCAAGGCGCGGTACCTCATCGGAGCGCCCCCTTCGGGCTGGTGGTGAGCAGGACGATCAGCGCAGCCGCGTCAAGGGCCGTGTTCCGCACGGCCGCCCCCACCGGGCCGGCCGCACGACGGAGGGCCGGGCGCGGGTCGAAGTCCGCCCACTCGGCGTTGATGAGGAGGAAGAACGGGACCAGCGAGGCGCCGAAGATGCCGATCGCGAGGGACAGGCAGGCGACGACGTCCGTCGCCGAGGTGTGGCAGGTCATCGGGTGCCGCCCGTCTCGGGCAGGTCCCGGGGCACCCGGTAGTCGTGGTGGAGGGGCCCGTCGTGCGGGTCCTCAACCGCGGCACGCTGCCCGTCCAGCAGAGCCCGCATCGCCTGTACCCGGGGCGGCACAGCCTCGGTATTGGCCCACGGCGCGTTCGCGTGCCCGCACGGGTTGTCGACGTGTCCGCCATGGCAGCCCGCCTTGCAGGCCGCGCAGTCCGGGCACCACTGCTCCGGCAGGGAGCCGCACGCGTCGCAGGCCCCAGGCCGCTCGGCCTCCACCCGCAGCGCCTGCGTCGGCGCGAACAGCGCGGTCCACCGGTCCGCCGACTCGGCCGCCGACGGTCCCTTGGCGGGCTCGGCCCGGTCCGCGCGCAGGGCCTGCACCGCGTCGTCCAGCGCCTCGTTCGTCGAGTGCCGCTCCGCCTCCAGCTCAGCAACCCGGTTGACGAGCCACTCCACAGCCGGGGTGAGCGTCTCGCCCAACGGCATCGGCACCTTCCGCTGCTCCCCGTTCGGGGAGAGCGTGCCCCGCATGTTCAGCGCGTCGTTCTGGAGCGCTACGAGACGAACCCGACGCCGCTCTTGCTGTGCCTCCAACTCGGCGACCCGAGCCCGCAGCACCGTCTCCGCCTGCTCCAACTCCGCCATGCGGTGCGCCATCTCCGGCGACATCAGCATCTGCGCCGACTCCAACGCCATAGCCAGCCCAGCCGCCGTGACCGCCCCATTCACCTGCGCGCGGTGGATGACATCCGCCGCCGCATTCACCGACCGGGCGATCACGCGGACACCTCCGACGCGTCCGCAGCCGCCTCCAGCACCGCGACAACCGACTCGACTGTCCGACCCTCCAGGTCGCCCCACGCGGAGACATGCGCCTCCAGGTCGAAGATCCCGCTGTACTCCGGACCCTCGCCGTCGACCTCCAGCCGCAGTGCGAGAACACCGATCGCCTCGTCAGCCAGCAGCGACGTCAGATGCGGATCACCCGACACCACGCACTTCAACGCGGCGAGAATGCACATCGGGCGCAGGAAGTGCGGGATGCACATCTCCCGGTCGAAAACGTCGGGCAGGTAGTCGCCCTGGTAATGGCCGTTCGTCACGATCAGACGGGCAGCAGCCCGGAACACCGTCGGCAGGGTCGTCGGGCGGGCAATCGGCGCCTGGTGGAGCGGTACGGGTCCGGTGCTCAGCACGGGCGTCTGAAATGATGTGGTCACGGTGACCTCTGCTTTCTGTGGGTGGAGTCGCCGAGTCGTGGGGTCGTCCGGGCCTGGCAGTCGGGACGGCCCTTCGGCGCGTTCAGGGATGGATCAGGCGGCGGCGCGGTGGTCCGCGTCGGCCGTGCGGCGGCGGATGATCTCGGCCTCGATGGCTTCGACCGAACCGAGCCGGTGACCGGGGTACCAAGCGGCCTCAGCCGCCTCGCGAGGTGTCCGCGAGGCCCGCTCAGCCACCGCGTCAAGCAGTGCGGCAGCAGCGGCGCGGACAGCCTGGGTACGGGCCGGCAGGCAGGACGTGGCCGGAAACCGGTCGGCGGTCATGCTGCGACCGCCGAGCGCTGGGTGAGAGTGCCTACGTCTTCCGGCCCGGCCGGGACTGCGCGGCCGGCGGGGGCCCACAGGACGAGGACGTCGACGCCGATGGTCCGGCAGATGCCGTGCGCAACCTCGGACGGCTGGCTCTTGATGTTGCCGTTGAGGAGGTTGTCGATCGTTCCGTGAGGGACGTTGACGCGGCGGGCGAGTTCGCGGCCGCTGATGCTGTGTCCTGTGCCGGTGCGCTCCATCAGCCTGCGGAGGAGGTCCGGGTCGAGGAGGACGTATCGGGGTTCGGGTTGGGCTGGTTCAGGTGTCACGCGCATACCTCTTGGACGGAGTGACCAAGTTTTTGGACAGCTCCAGCATGGCATTACTTGGGCACTGTGTCCAGATTCTTGGACACCCGGTTGCGTGAGAATTTGGCCAAGCTCTCAGGGCGGCCTGGCGCTACCCGGCCAGGAACGTGGACACTGTGCCCAAGTAACATCGCGGGTCGACACTCTGAACAGCGCAGACGGCACGCACGTATCAGCGGTCACATGGACACACCCCCACCCTTGCGGCCAGGAGACGAGGACGATGACAGCCGAAGAACCCATGAGGCGGACGGACCTGGGAGACCTCGTGCGCACTCGCATGGAGGAGCTCGGACTCGGCCTCCGCAAACTCGCCGCCGCCTGCGTAGACCCGGGACACCCTGAGGACGGCCCGCTCTGGACCCGTGGCACCCTCGACAACCTTGTCCAGGGGCGCGTCATCAAGGCCCCCACCGAGGCGCAGCTGTACGCCCTGGCCGCCGGCCTCGACCTCCCGGAGACGGCCGTAAAGCGGGCTGCCGGTGCCCAGTTCCTCGGCCTGACCGAGCACTGGAACGAGGATCACGACACGCGTGTCCTCATCGCGCGGATCGAGGAGCTCGACAAGGACGGCATCAAGGAGCTTGACGAGCTGGCGCAGATCGTCTTGCGGCGCCGCGCAAGGTAAAGCTCTGGCCAGGGCTGACAGCGGAAAGTAACTTTCCGCTTCGCTCTGTTCACAACGTCACCACATATGGCATTGTCAGCGGACCGCCTGGGGGGCGCGTTTAAGTCGATTGCGCACGCATGTGCAGGCACTCCAGTGCATGCGTGCGGTGCACCCAGCAACAAGGGGGTCCGATGGCAAACGAGGCGGACGAACCGCGTGAGGACGAGCCGCGAGAGGCGGGCCAGGCAACACCCGAATTCGACATGGTGATGGTGCCCAGCCTCCCCGGAGGGAGGGCCATCTACCCGGCAGAGCAGCAAGGACGCTTCGTCTGGCTCGTCGCCGAAGGGGCCATGACCCAGAAGTGCTTCGACGAAATGCGCGGCTACATCCGCTACATCGTCGAAAACCAGCTTTGGATCCAGAACTGGGACGGGAAACCGCCGTCGGACCTCACTGACGGCCCGCCCGGATAGCCTCCCTTCCGACGCAGGCGCGGTGCCAACGCCGGCTGAGCACCGCGCCGCGGAAGAACAGCACCACGTACGACAGCACGACATGGGGGGCCATGGCATGAGCACGATTGCATCTACGCTGATCCAGCCACGACCGGTGATCGGGTACGCCCGCGTTTCGACGTGGCGCGAAGAGATGATCAGCATCGAGCTTCAGACGAAGGCCGTCGAGGAAGCCGCCGCCCGTCGAGGACGGTACGTCGCCGAGTGGATCATCGACGAGGACGCGACCGGCCGGAACTTCAAGCGCCAGGTCATGCGGGCCATCGAGCTCATCGAGGACGCCGGCCGCCCCGAGCGAGAACTATGGTCCTGGAAGTTCAGCCGCTTCGGCCGCAACCGGCACGGCGTCGCGATCAACCTCGCCCGCATCGAGAACGTTGGCGGCGAACTCATCAGCGCGACCGAGGAGGTCGACGCCAAAACCGCCGTCGGAAGGTTCACCCGCGGCATGCTCCTCGAACTCGCCGCGTTCGAGAGTGATCGCGCGGGCGAGCAGTGGAAAGAAACCCACGAACTGCGCCGCAGCCTCGGACTACCCGCGGCAGGCGGGCGCCGCTTCGGCTACCTCTGGCACCCCCGGCGCATCCCGGACGGGCACGGAGGGTGGAGCATCCAAGAGGAGCGGTACGAGGCGCTGCCCGACGAGGCGGAGCTGTCCGTCGAGGCATTCCAGGACTACGTCAAGGGGAAGACCGGGTTCGGGAAGATCGCGGAACGGTGGAACGATCGCGGCATCCTCAACACCCGCGGCGCCCGCTGGCAGGACCAGGGCATCAAGGTGTACATGGACAGCGGCTTCGCCGCCGGCCTGCTGTACGTCCACAACCCGGAGGCCCCGTGCGGCGATCCGGCCAAATGCAAGAACACAGAGCACTATCGCCACCTTGCCGCCGAGCACGAATCCTTGGTCGACGGCGACGAGTGGGACAACTACAAGGACATGCGGCTCGTCCGGCGCAACACGCCGCGGCGCGCGCTTGCGCCCGTGTACCCGCTCGCTGGTCTTGTGCGCTGCGGGCTGTGCGGCGGCTCGGGGATGATCCACCAGACGCGGCAGGAGCGAGGCAAGGCGTATCGGTGCAACGCGCGGTCCCGGCGGGCGGTCACGCATGACGCCGTGTGGGTGCGTCGAGTCGTCGTCGAGGACGAGGTGCTGAGGTGGCTCGTCGATCTGCGGCAGGAGATCGACGACATCGTCGCCGGGAAGGTAGCGGTGCCGCAGCCGCGCCGTGAGCCCGATGTCGACCAGCAGCGGGCGAAGTTCGAGCGGGATATCGAGAGGGCCGCGGCCGCGATCGACCGCGCCTTCGAGGCGTACACCCTCGGCGACGTGCCGCGGGACACCTACCTGCGGGCCCGGGAGAAGCACCAGAAGACCCGGGACGAAGCGCAGCGCGCGCTCGACGAGCTGCCGAATCCTGAAGCTGCGCCGGCGTCCCCAGTGCCGTTCCGTGAAACGGTCATCGGGCTCATCGCCGAGTGGGACACGATCAGCGTTCCCTCGAAACGGGTCCTGCTTGGCAGGTTGATCCGTCGTGTGGAGCTGCGGCCGGGCGACGGTGTGTCGGTGGTGCCCGTGTGGGCGGTGGCCGATGAGCCGAAGCGGAGGGGGCCCGGGCGTCCGTCGTACCGGCCGGAGTAGGCATGCGAGTGTGTTATTCAGTTCTGGTCGACTGGCCACCACTGAAGAACACACTAAAAACAGCGCCCCCGGCCTGAAGGCCGAGGGCGCCGCGACCGGACCGCCGCGCCTGGGGGGCATACAGCGGCCGGCCGGTTCGTGGTGAATGCAGGTAATTCTGCGTTCAATATTTGCTATTTGCAATGAATTGAACGTCACATCACTCGAACGAGTGTTTTATTCGAAGATGGTTGCGTTCTGACCGGAACGTGATCTCACAAATGTACGGTCGACGATACAGACACACGATCATGATCAGGCGAGCGTGGGGCGGTGCCATCCGCCCCGCCGCCACCCGACTGGGTCCTTGCCCGGCGCAAAACCATCGGCGACAACATCCGCAGCGCCAGACGGGAAGCCAAACTCACGCAGGAGAAACTCGCCGAACTGGCCGGCATGGACAGGCAGGCCATCAACCGGATTGAGCAGGGCCACCAGTCCGCACTCGCCGACAACCTGATCCGTATCGCCGCCGCCCTGAACGTTCCGCTCTCCGACCTGGTGAGGTGACCCGCCGCAGCCCCAGAAGAAAAACTGCAACGGGTCACAATGGCCACCCCGCCAGGCGGCCGTCCTCATCCCACAGCCGGGCGTGGGGCCGTCCGGCCGGGGCCTGGTCCCGCCCGCCCCATGGGCGCGGGGTACGGGGCGGGCGGAGAGAACCCGGCCCCGGCACGCCGTCTGCGCCGGGACCGGGGGTCGTTACGACCACGTGCTCCCGGACGTGTCCGTGAGGCTGGTGCGGCCGTTGAAGCGGTCGACGTGCCGGCCGCCATGACCGGGCCGGAGGGTGCACCGGCCCGCCCGGGTCGGGTTGCGTGCCCAGCAGTAGCCCGCCGCCCCCCCGGCCGCGCGGGACTTCTCCTCGTCGTTTCCGCGGGTCTTCACTGGTCGTCTCCCTGTCGGATGGATGTGGGGCGCCGGGGGCGCTTCGGGCAGCGGGGGCCGCATTCGTAGACCTCGACGCTCAGGTCGTAGGCGCCGCTGGAGCCCTGCGCGCGGCCGGCTGATCGCGCCCCGTTACTGAGTCGGGTGCGGCACCAGCAGCAGTCCCACCCCGAGTACTGGGCGTGGGTCAGATCGGCGGCCCGGGGCGGCTTCGGCTTCCAAGAGGTCATCGGTCGGCGAGCGGGACCAGGCCGTACCGGATCTGGCACGGGTGGCACGCGAACTTCTGGCGGCCTGTTCCCGGGCCGGATCCCGTCTCGTCGATCTGGATCAGGCGGACGTCTCGCGTGACCCCTTTGTGCCAGGCGCAGTAGGCGTAGGCCGTTGTCTGCTGAGTCATCTGCTGGCCTCCACGGTCACGGTGATCCGTCTCACACACGTGACCGTAAGAGCGCCCCAGCCCAACCGAGGACCGGAATCCGGTCCCCTCCCTACGCAGCCAGAATGCCGATCTCCACCGCCAGCTCCGACGCGCGCCGTCGACGGTCGGCCTGCTTCGACTCGGCTTCCTCGAGGATGATCCGCCTGGCGTACCCGTTGTACTTGATCGTTTCCGACGCTGCCTCGTAGGCCTTGGCCAGCGTCGCGATCGCCACCTCCGGTTGCCCGTCCAGCTGGTACGCGCGCGCCTCTTCGATCCGGTGCCGGGCCCGCCTCGGCCGGGACTTGATCGTCATCGTGTCCGCTCGAGCAGCCTGCCGCACCGACTCGCCGCCCTGGTGCAGCTCGACGGCCACCGTGACCGCGTGCGCGCCCATGATGGCCCGCGAGAACGACGTCACCGGGTGGTAGTAGTCACTGGGCAGCTTCTTCGCTGTCTTCTCCGCCTTGTCCCACCACCCCCACGCCGTCCCGGTCTCCCGCCGACGGGCCGCGGTGTAGCCGAGCTCGAACTCGAGGGCGCCCGCGATGGCGAGGACGTCATCGCTCGCGTCGGGCAGGAGCGGCTCGAGGAAGCGGACCGCCTCGAGATTCACCGCGTCGGCCGCATCGAAGTGGCGCGGGCCTGAGTCGCGGTGGGCTTGGGCCATGAGCCAGGCGGCGACGCCGATGGTGTGCGGGTCCTCGCTCTCCTGCGCGGCGATCATCCCGCGTTCGGCGACGCGCCACAGCAGGCTCGAGTCTGGTTGGTAGGCGATGAAGAACTGCGACAGGGAGTACGACTGCGCGAGGAGCCCCTGCGCCATACGTCGCTCGAGCGCGGAGTCCGCCTGCCGCACGAGGGCCTGCGCGTCACGGATCAGGTCCGGCAGTAGTTTCCCGATGACCTCGCGGTGGTTGGGCGCCTCGTGGCGGGCCGTCCATGCCCGGTCGAGACGGGCCTGAAGGTGCGCGACAGGCGGCGCCTCGATGCTCGAGGTGAGAGGGAAGGAGTCGATCGCCGCTTTCACCGCGGCAAGACGCGGATGCCCGGGGCCGATGAACAGATCGACATGCGCCTCGGGGAGGCCGGTGAGGTCGGCGAGATCACGCACCCGCAACGCTTCGGCGATCCGCATCACCATCTCGAGCCCCGGGGCCTGCTGCTGCCCGTTCTCGACTTTTTTCAGGGTGTGCGGTGAGACGCCGACGAGGCCGGCAAGTTGCACTCGAGTCATGCCGCGGCGCTCGCGGAGGATCTGCACCCGCTGGCCGAACTTCAGCGGGTCGGCGTACGGGTCGGGGGTAGCATCTGTAGGCACGGTCTCGCCCCTCTCTGAACAGCTCGTCACTGTCAGGGTATGGGGCGGGACCTTTTCCATGTGAGGGCTCGGGGCAGGCCGCTGCTCGACTGGGTGGCCTGTGGGTGCCCGCGGCTACGCTTGTCTCATGTCCCCCACCCCTCTGCCTAGCGGCGCTGTGCGGCCGGCTGCGGTCGTGAACGAGGACATCCGCGCCCTGTGGCCGCGCGAGGGGACCCTGCTCACAGCGGAGGAACGAGCCGAGTACGAGGCGCTATTGGTGGAGTGGGCGGACGCGGTCCGCGCCGAGATCGTGACAGCGGCCTAGACGTACTGGCGGCGGCTCGGGTCCAACCCCAACGACAGCAGGCCCGACGGCGACGGACTCGGCTGCGGCGCCCCATCCCTCCGGCACACCAACGCATCCGGGTCATACGACGGGGCCTGCAAGCTGTACCCGTCCGGGCAGGTCTGTCCATCCCGACCGTCCGCCCCGTCCCGCCCCGCAGGCCCGGCCGGACCCTGCGCGCCCTGAGCCCCCGTAGGCCCGACAGGACCAGCCGGACCGCTCGGACCGACCACTCCAGGACTGCCAGCGGAACCCGGTACACCTGCCACCCCCGTCGCACCCGGGGAACCGGGGGAACCTGACGGGCCGGGGCTTCCTGCCGGACCTGTCGGGCCTGGTATCGGCACCGGGACCGTCGTACGGGCGGGCAGATCCGCCACGGCCTTGCTCGGGTCCGGGGCCACCGGCGTCTTCCCCAGACCCCTCACCTGCGCCCTCAGAGCACGGACGTCCCCGGCGACCGTCGATAGCGCATCACCGCGCTTGTTCGCCTCCGCCGCAGCCGCCGTGTACCTCCTGTCAGAGGCCGCCCGGTCGGCGTCCACGCGGTGCCACGTCGCCCACGCAATGCCGAACAGAGCGACGATCGCGCACAGGACCGCGATGCCGCGCCAGTGGTGCACGATCGTGCGCTCAGTACGGGTCATGGGGTGGGGTTTCCTCCGAGTCGAATGTTCTCTATCTCTAGCTGGGTGATCCTGACGAGGTAGTCGTGGCGCTGCTGCTCCAGCGCGGCGATCTGCACGTCCTTCTCAGCGAGGCGCCGTGCCAGGCCGTCGCGTTCCTCTTGGACCTGGTCCGTGAGCGAGTTGCGGGTCTCACCCCGCTTCCCGATGTACGCCACCACCGAGCCGGACACGACGCCAGCGAACGCCAGGACCGCGCCGAGGGTGGTGGCGTCCAACAGGACTCCCTAGACGCCCGAAGCCGTCGACGCGGAGTTCTTCGCACCGAAGCCGCGCGCCGCCAGCCCCTTCACGAGGGACACCACCGCAGCGACACCGCCCGTGGCGACCGCCTGCCAGAAGCTGGCGTGCAGCACGTCGGCCGGCCCGGAGGCGACGACCACCGCGGTGGTCCCTCCGAGGAACGTCCAGATGACGCGCTCGGCGAGGTCCTTTCCGTAGGTGGCTGCGGTCTTCACGACCGTCTGCACATCGGGGAGAGACGACTCAGACATGATCAGGATCCCTTCGTTCCAGCGCCGGTCACGTCGACGCTCACCTTGACCACCGCTTCTGCGATGGCCACCTTCACCGCTGCCACCACGGCGGCCGTGTCCACACCGGTGCCGACCAGCCCGGCCAGCTTCGTGATCGCCGCGGTCTGCGCAGCCTCCGCAGTACGCACCGCGTCGATCCGCTTGAGGATCTCCGTCTGCACGCTCGACAGGGTCCAGGTCGGGTTAGTGGCCGGCGCACCCGGGACGGAGATCACCCCGTCGTAGGTCAGCACCGCCTTCGCGACTTCAGCAGCAGTGGGCATGTCGTCCTCCTCGGGACCATTGGTCTTGCCGGTCGCGCGGGCGACGATGCCCGGGAACACGACCTCCTTGAACTGCTTCACCCGTGCGTCACCCGGGCAGGAGTGCCCGTTCGGGTTCCACGCGGAGAACAGACGGTGATAGCCGAAGCCCGGATCGCTCGCGCTGCGGCAGATCCGCAGCGGGATCTCGTGCTCCTGGTGCAGCCACACCCCGAGCTTGATGAGCGTCTCGACCTGCGCCGCCGTCCACGGGTCCGACGCCTGCAGATTCGACGCGGACTCCAGCGACACCGCGCCGGTCCCGTCCGCCCGCAGGTTCGCTGCGGCGTTCGCATCCGCGCGGGTCTGCGTCCCGATGAACTGGCCGAGGCTTCCGTCGTAGCCGAGCCCGAAGTGGGACTCCAGGTTCGTCGAGTCGCGCCAATACTCGTACGTCCGCTCGGGCGTCCACGGGGCGACGATGCTGTGCAGGATGAACTGCGTGGGCCGGATCGCCGGTTGGGCGTCCGACTCCGGTTGCAGCTCCATCTTGGTGGCGCCGGGATACCAGGCCATAGTCAGAGTCCCTTCGCGTTGAGTCAGGAGCGGGCGGTGAGCGCCATCGCCTCGTCGTGCTCGTTGTGGCAGTAGAGACGATACGGCTCGTCTCGCCTAACAGGCTGCCGGATCCCCCTGTGAATCCCCGGGGGAGGATCAGACGTTGGTGATGACCTGCTCGAACTTCTGCGCCACCACCGACCCGATCCCGGGCGTCCCGGCAAGCAGGGCCCGAACGGCGTTGACGACGTCCAACTCCTGCACCACAGTGCCTTCCTGGTTGACTGCGGATATATCCACCGACACCACAGGTTCGCCGCTCGTGTTTTTCCCAGTGACCACATACATAGGCACGGATAGAACTCCTCTAAGCGATGCGCTGGGATGAAATCCAGCTG